ATTGGTGATGCTATTGTTGAGGTAGATGAAGAGACAGCAAAAGTTAAGGATGCATTAAACAACTTGAGTGATGCACTACTCGGTAAAGTACTTGAGAAAATGACTACCAATGAGATACGGGCTCTAGCCTCACTACCTCCAATTGATGAACCTACTAACCCTGCTCAGTAATGTTATATTTTATCACTGAAACCTACCTAAAAACAAACACACCCATTACAGCCAATGTGGATGTGACTGATGTAACCCCATACATTGCTACACAATCAGCACTACGGATACAGCCTATCCTGGGCACTACGTTCTACAATCACATGTTGACTGCTTACAACAATCAAACTCTTACACCGGATGAAATAGATCTAGTAGAGTTCATTCAACCGGTCATTGCATGGAGGTCTGCAGAAGATGCAGTCTTTGGGTTGACCTATCAGCTAAAAAACAAAGGGCTTCAAACTCAAAACGGAGATTATTCTGCAAGCGTATCCCGTTCAGAGGTGGCATTTGGTATGGAGCACTATGCACAGAAAGCTAGTTTCTTTGAGCAACGTCTTATCAGATGGCTCCTAGCTAACAAAAACCTGTTCCCTATATTTATCAGTTGTAATGAACTCACAGCTCACCATACTACTAGCTACAATGAAAGCCAATTGGTTTAAGTTGTTAGCTGTTATCTCTACATTCCTAATGCCAATCTCAGGGCTATTGTTCCTTGTTGGGTTTGTCATTCTATTGGATACGATAACAGGAGTATGGAAGAGCATCAAACACAAGGTGCCAATCACAAGCAGAGGGCTATCTGCTATCATTAGTAAGATGTTATTGTATGAGGTAACCGTGATAATGTTCTACATGATAGACCAATTCATACTAAATAAAATTATTCTGCAGTTTTTTTCAGTGGAGCTCATGCTTACCAAAGTGCTATCTCTTATCCTGGTATCAATTGAGGTCATGAGCATAAACGAAAACTACAAAGCAGTGAAAGGATTGGACCTATGGCAGGCAATGAAGAACTTGTTTGCTAGAGCTAAGGATATTAAAAAAGAGGTCGATGAAATTAGACACGAGCAAGATATTACAGGAACGCCTATCTAATAGTCAGTACTTCCATGAGGAGTCTGAGAAAAAACAAATCTATCTACACCACACTGCAGGCAATGGTAACCCCGTAGCTGTTTCTAGGTGGTGGAATAGTAATGGGGATAGGATTGCTACCGCATTTGTAGTGGGTGAGAAAGGATCTATTGTGCAGTGCTTTTCATCTAAGCATTGGGCCTACCATCTAGGCATAGATAGTCAAGACTTTTCTGCTCATGGACTCAAGTACCAAAACCTAAACAAGCTATCAGTAGGTATTGAGATATGCAATTGGGGTCCATTGAAGCTAAAGGATGGAAAGTACTACAACTATGTCAAGGGAGTGGTGGACCCGTCAATGGTAACCACATTAGATACACCATACAAGGGTAATAAATTTTGGTACAAATATACGGATGAGCAAATTGAAAGCACTCGACAATTAGTGGAGTACCTGTGTGAGACCTATGACATTCCCAAGGCATATCGAGCTGAAATATTTGCCATTGATAAAGAGGCATTCAAAGGTACTGCAGGGATCTACACGCATAACTCAGTACGCAAAGACAAGGCAGATATATACCCATGTCCTAGAATGATTAAGATGTTACAAAGCCTATGAGATATTTGATACCTATACTCATCCTGTTATCCAGTCCAGGATAGTGATACCATCCGCATAGCTACTGTGGACTCATTCCCAATAGTACACAATGACACTATCTTTTGGGAAAAGTTCATCGCGTATCGCGATACGGTAATAAAGTTTAACAATGTGTATGTACCTAAGACTAGATGGCAAACAAGGATTGAGTACAAGGAACGGGTAAAGACCTTAAAGATTAAAGGTGATACACAATGGAAAACAGCCAAGGCTAAACAGGTAGTCAAGTATAAAATACTATGGTGGCCTGTTATTGTTTCGTTTATTCTAGGTATATTGCTCCGTTTTTTAATCCAAAAGGGGCTACTTGACAGGATTGCCCTGCTGTTTAAGCTATGAGAAAAAGACTATTTTACGATATTGAGACCTCTTTCAATGTCGGAGTATTCTGGAGAACAGGATACAACCTAACCATTAACCCTGGGGATATCATTCATGAACGGGCTATCATCTGCATATGCTACAAATGGGAGGGTGAGGAAGAGATACACAGCCTAACATGGAGCAAATCACAGAGTGATAAGAAAATGATAGAGGCTTTTGTCAAAGTACTCCATGAAGCTGATGAGATTGTGGCTCACAATGGTGATAATTTTGACCTTAAATGGATACGTACAAGAGCTTTATTTCATGGCATTGGTGTTATGCCATCCCCTAAGACCATAGACACCCTTAAATGGGCTAAAAGGTATTTTAATTTTAACAGCAACAAGCTTGACTACATTGCCAAGCTACTCAAGGTAGGTGCTAAAATGGAAACAGGAGGCCTTGACCTGTGGAAAGATATAGTTTTTCGCAAGGATCAGGATGCATTAGATAAGATGGTGGAGTATTGCAAGATGGATGTTCAGGTCCTTGAGTCAGTATTTGAGAAACTCAACAGCTATGCCTTAGTAAACCATAACTATGCTGTGCAGTATGGTGGTGATAGATACGAATGTGCTGAATGTGGTGGTATTAATCACCGGTACAATAAGAAAGTAGTCACAGCTGCAGGAACAGTGCACCATTGGCTCCAATGTAGAGACTGCAAAAAGCATAACAAAGTAAATAACCTGGTATTTACTAAGTACCAAGAGTATCTTTACACCCGAAAGAAAAACATTTCGTAAGGCTATCCCCTTATTTTTACTGAGATTATCCCCTTATAGCACGCATAACTGCTGTAGTTTATCCCCTTTATTACCCATTATAATGTGATTATCACGTTATTACCTTTATTTTATGTCATTTTCACCACAATTCTACACTTATAATGTGGGTTCCTTATCTTAAATTTGTTGAAAATTAAATTTTTTTGTGCAAAATGTTTTGCAGTTATGAAACTTTTTATATCTTTGTCAGGTATTAACACTTAAAAATTATTTATGAAACAGTTTGAACGAGCCCTTGACTTTATCAAGACCAACCAAAACAACGCAGAGACCCTTGCTTTATTCTTAGAGCAACTGCTTGTAGAAGCTACTGAGGAAATGACTCAGACAGCACTCGATAACACAGAAGATTTTTTAACCATCCTAAACGCAAACAAATGAAAAAAGAACTATTTGATGTAGTAGCAAGCTTTGCTGTGGTCGTGGGTACCATGGTATTAATGTATCACTGTTTAATCTTTATGATATGCAAGTAACATTAAAAAACAATACAGCCTATTTTGACTTTGATGAGTTCCATGGGTGCTGTGAGTTCAAGATCACTAACATTACCGATGAGGACTATGAGGTGGAGCTAAGTGAAATTAAAGCCACTCAAGTTATTGGTGAGGTAGAACTTGACTACATCCTTACTGACATGCAACTTGACCAACTCAATGAGGAAATTATATGGTGCATCCAGGACACTAACATGGTCAGAGATATGCAAGACTTTGACAATTACTTTGATGAAGATGAATGGAGGTATGATGCATAGAGATATATCAGAGATGGCCAGATGGTGGACCAAACAGTCATTCGCAGGAGATAGAGGCGGCTCCTTTAATACCGCCCTTTATTTAGAATACTTAAAATGTAAGAACTCATGTACAGATTACTCTACTATTATGATAAAAGGCTCGCAGAGAGCTATGAATTCCCTACCAAAGCACTCTGCCATTGGCAACTTAACAAGTTCAGGGCAGCAGGTACTCACGTTTACGGACACTTTGTAATTGAGAAGGTATGAATCAACACAAAATATACAGGGTGCTAAGGCTCCTGCAGATGCTACAGGAAAAGCCCAGGACCGTAATGGGTATGTCTAGGTACTTAGGCACAAGTGAAAGGACAGCATACAGGTACCTTAAGCTATTTGAAAAGCTAGATTATAACGTAAAACGAGATAACTATTATAAATACTTTATTGAGAAAAAATGAATAAAATAATACAAGGTAATGCATTAGATTTAATTACTGAAATTGATGATCATTCTGTAGATCTTACAATTTTAGATCCTGATTATCAGGATTGGGATAAATTATGCGAAGATGGTTTAATATGTCAAGCTGTAAGAGTAACTAAATTAACAGGTAATATAATTTGCTTTACCAAACAGCCATTCGATTATAATTTAAGAAATGAAATTAATCACATTTTCAGAAGAGAAATTATATGGACATTTTCAAATGGAGGGGCATGGATTAGTAAAAAAATGCCATTAGTTAGTTTTCAAAAAATATTTTGGTTAACATTATCTAAGGATTTTTTTATTAATGTTAGAACAGGATTAAAATATAATGAATCAACTATATCCATGAAAAGAAAAACAAAAGTATTTGGAGATTACAAAGCTGATGGGAATTATTTTGAAAAATCAAATGAAGGTACTTGGATTAGAGATCATTATCATTTTAATAAACCACATTCTGGGAAAATACCTGCCAAACCTGAAGAGTTAATAAATATATTGATAAAATGTTTTTGCCCTGAAAATGGGTTAGTATTAGATCCATTTTTAGGTAGTGGTATATCTGGATTTGTTTCAAAAAAATTAAACAGGGATTTTATAGGATTTGAAATAGATAATAGTAGAGTATTAGAATATGAAAAAAAACAAAAAATTGAACAGCTATGAGAGGACAAATTGATGAGACAGTATTCGAGCTCACAAAACTACAAAATGAGGACCTAATGAATCTTATCCTAGAATACCAACTGAACACCCCGAGCAGGATAGAGTCAGTGACATACAAGAGGTACTATCTGTACAATTTTATGTACAACTACCGGCACATGACATACAGCATGATCAGATAAAATGACTACATCCGAGATTGTGTCTATATTTGAGGACCATAATTTTTTAAGGGTTAATATGGGGGAGGGGGTCTAGGCTCCCTCTTTTTTGTGACAGTGTGACGATGGGACGGTTCTCTTATATAGGGGTCTTAAAAAATAGACCACTAAAAAAGTTTGCGTTCTGGAAAATTTACCGTCTTATCGTCACGCTTTGCCTGAAACCCAATACAGCATTAGTTTATAGCCGTGACGATAAAATAAAAACATCGTCACAAATTGTCTTTTATCGTCTTTTTTAATACTTTTACAATATGTTTAACCCTAAAATATCAGTCTTTCGCAGTTTGTTTAACAGCAAAGAGACACCTTTCACACTTGAGGCAATAGAAGTGTACAACAGAATCAAGCAAGGCAACCCCGAGCTAATTGGTAAAATAAATAAACTTAGAGCAGGGGATACTGACAGCAAAATGCAGCTCATGGCTATCATGTTTAACGGTACATTTAGTGAACGCAAGGATGATGGACTCATTCAGCATAGTGGTTTGTGTGTCCTAGACTTTGACAAGTACCCTGATGCTAAGACCATGGCAGCAGAACGCAAGAGGCTGATGGATTGCCCCTATGTTTATATGATGTTCACTTCACCTAGCGGAAATGGACTTAAGGTAGTTATACGTACACCTGAAAGCACTAAATTTGAACACAAGCGGAGGTTTGAGGCATACAAGGAATACATCAACAGTGATTATTTTGACGTTGCTAACAGTAATGTGTCAAGGGTTTGCTTTGAAAGCTATGACCCTGATGCCTACCTTAATGAGTTCTGCGAAGTATTCCAAGGTATTACCCAGGATAAAGGATACCACAAGGCAGAAAAGATAGCGGTGCTACCCATTGCTAATGAAGATCGTATCATTGAGCTAATCATGAAGTTTAACCATGGCAAGTTTGAAGATGGTCGCAACAATTGGACCTACAAAGTTGCATGTTGTATGTGCGAGTATGGGGTGGATAAGTATGCAGCCAAAAACTACCTGCTCCAATATCAACAGGATGGATTTGAAAGCAATGAGATTAACTACACCGTAGAGAATGCATACAAATCAAGTAACTTTAATATCAAGTACTTTGAAGATGCACAAACAGTTAGCAAGGTAAAGCTAAAACTTAAAGAGGGAGTTAAGGATGAGGATATCCAAAAGCAGTTAGGTGTTACCGGGGCCATCATTGAGTCAGTAAAGGAAGAGGTGCAGAATAGTGACGATGTGTTTTGGCAGGCTGATGGTAAGAAAATTACTATCGTGCCGCATGACTATGCTATCTTCCTGCACAAGCATGGCTTTGCTAAGTACTATCCTGAACGTAGCAACAAGCCTACCTATGTGTACATTGAAGAGAACAAGGTTAGTGAGAGCTCAGTGGAGCTAATCAAGGACTTTGTGCTCAAGTACTGCCTATCTAAGGGTGAACTTGATGTGTACAATCATTGTGCTAAGAATACACAGCTATTTACTGAGAGCCATCTCAATATGTTGGAGTCAATTGATATGCGTATCCTGCAGGACAGCCGGTACGTTAGTTACATCCCATTCAACAATGGAGTGGTGGAGGTCACAAAGGACAAGGTGGAGCTCTTGAGTTACATTGATATTGATGGGTACATTTGGAAAGAGCATATTATTAAAAGAAACTTTACCCGACTGCCATCTCATGATAACAATTTCCAAGATTTTGTACATAAGGTTTCAGCCCAGGATAGTGAACGGATTAAGGCAATGGAGTCAACGCTAGGATATTTAATCCACACATTCAAAGATAAGACTGACCAAAAGGCAATAATCTTCAATGACCAAGAGATTGATGATAACCCGAATGGAGGGAGTGGTAAGAGCTTGATGTTGACAGCCATCGGGAATATCCGCAAGATTATTAAGATAGATGGCAAGGCTTACAACCCATCTAAGAATGACTTTGTGTATCAGAGGGTCAACATGGATACTCAGGTGCTAGCATTTGATGATGTTAAAAAGCACTTTGACTTTGAGCAGTTATTCTCACTGATCACTGAGGGTATTCCGGTCAACAGAAAAAACAAGGATGAGATATACATTCCATTTGAGCGGAGCCCTAAAATAGTTATCACT